AATTTCAAATCTCATATTAAAATCTTCCAATTAGATAACGCTATGTTCCCTGTGAAGCATATCAATCTATATGGAGCTTACCCTAAATCTTGGAAATTAGCTGACTTCAATTATGGTACTAATGAGTTCCATACTCTAGAAGTTGATATCCGATATGATTTTGCGGTACAATATGCAGGACTTGATTAATTTTTTATAAATAACCGACTCTAATAATAGGATAGTTTCTAGCCCTTGGAACTATCCTATTCTTTATGAAAATGAACGAATTTGAATCTTTACTCGAATCTTACGGAAAGCTTAGAAAGCAGACCTATAAGTTTTCTACGTCTGAGTTATTGAATGAAGCTCGTATACCTAAGGTGTTAGCGGATGTAGGAATAACTTCTACTGATATACAAGAGTTTGAAAAAACAGTCTACAGAGTACCAAAAGATATATTAAGTTTGTGGGCTGAAAAACAAATAATTCCAAACGTATCAACACCTCAAGGAGAAGACTCTGTTGCTCAACCGGGGGATATAGAAGTACGAGAAGATAATCCAAATTCTATATCCTTACACACTGCTGACGGTAGGACAAAATCCTTACAAGCACATCTAAGTGATAAGTTTCTAGCTTATTTAGAATACAATATTAATAAAGGTCAAGGTGAAGGGGAGGAAGTAGAACCTCAGACCGAGCTAGGAGAGACAGATATTTTATTCAATGAAACTATGATAGCTATGGATAGTGCTCTTGATAAATTAGGAATACCTGGAAGTAGAGAGCTTATGGAAAATAAACTTAGGTTTAATATGTCCGAACCAGGACAAAAGATTACTACAGATATTAACAGGGTATTAAGCTTGACAACCGGTCTAGATTTAGAAACTCCTTCCGATGATGCTTATCAAGAATTACTACAGGATTTAAAATCTTTAGCAGACATAGCTAATGATATAACGGATGATGGATGTATAAAGGAATCTGAAAACTCTAAAGCCTTACAAAGCAAATTTTTTATGGGAAGTCCTGGAAGAGCGTCAGACGCTTTAATGTACGGGAACTTAGAAACAGATTCAGATGACGGCTCTAGTGATAATGAACCCTTACTACTTCAACAGATGAGAGGGTTTGAAGGTGATTTAGGTTTGGATATGCAGGGAGTAAAAGCATTTGAAAATTTTCAAGGAGTGTTAGTAGCTCCAGGAAGACAAAGCGCTGTTAGAAATTTAGGAGTTAAACTTTCTAATATGAAAATGTGCGAGTCAGGAGAACCTTTCCTACAAAAGCAGACAACGGTATCCCCTACGGGAGGATTTTATAAAGTTAGAGGAGAGCTTAATGAAATGTCCGTAACTTTAACTAAAGCAATACTCGCAACCCAGAAAGCTAAAGCAAGTGGGGATGAGGATTCATTTAATAAATTTAAAACAGGTCTCGCTAAAATATTCATAGCTATTGGTAAAGCTATAGACGTAAAAAGAGAAACTTTAAATAAATTAGTAGAGATGTCTTTTAGGTTAGACGCGACTATAAATGGAGAAGGATTCAACCATCCTTTACTAGAACATGCCATGTCAGATGTTGAGAATTACGGAACAGTATTTGCTGATGCTCCTGACCTTGTAAAGATAGCTTTCGCTATGGCTATGAAAGATGCGGAATCCTTACATTGGAAAGCGATAGTGAGAACTGGAACATTAGATGATGTAGAACCGGTTTTAAATATTCAAGGAATATCTGCTAATAAAATGACAGGACCTTTAGAAGATGAAATTGCAGCCGCAATAGGAGGAGGTAATGGAGACACTAACAAAGCAGACTCCTTTCTAAAAATAGGCTCAATAGAATCAAGAAAAAAAATATGTGATGAATTAAGGTTATCAAATTCTGAAAGGGAGAGAATAATTAGAACTGGGCTACTTCCAATCTCTGATAAGTTTTCAACCGCAGCAGGAGAAAATACTGATTTAGGTAATCAATCCTTAACTACATTAACAAATCCCAACACTTGGTCAAAACTAACCGAGCCTTTATCAGAAAGGGGAGCAGACCCGGTTATAATAAACTTAGCAAAGGAAACTAATACAAGACTTCATAATTCCCAAACCAGGTACACTTCAATGATGGATAAGGATGCTCCTAAAGATAGAGCTGATGATAGCACGGCAGCCCTTGAGTTTCAAAACACTAGGAGTCATGTTAAGGGGAGATTGGAAGAGTACTCTCTTTCTAAATATGGAGCCCAACATCCGATTAAGAAAATGGCAGATGAGACATTAGCATTAATGGAGAAGTTTAATGCAGCATATCAGAATATGGACTTTAGTAGATTAGAAGGTAGAGACTTAAGAAAAGCTAGAGAAAAGTATAATGCAGCTAAAAGGGATATAGTGACCAATATGATGAAAATGGATGAGATGGATTATTTAGAAAAGCTTTCAGGACCTCAGAGAGAAAAAGAAGATAAAGCCTTTGCAATGATGACTTCCCTAGCAGGAACTGATACAAATCCGTTTAGCATTTTAAATACTAAGAATTTCTCTGATATGAATTCTAAGCAAGTAACTTCTGCTCAGATGAGAGAAGCTATAGCTGGAATTACTACTGGAGAATATGCTATAAAAAGGGATGGATTTACTTGTGTAATCCTTAAAAATAACAAACCTCTTATGTCCTGTAAGATTAGAAATAGAAAAGGAAGCCAAACTACTACTTGTAGTATTGATTCTGAAGTAATGTCTACAGTAGGAACTCCAAATCGTTAAGGGCTAATAAGTCTTCTAATAAGTAAATATAATATTTTCCATGTACTAGTACTTTTTCATTTATACTAAATTTATGAGAACATATTACTATTTCTTTCTGTCTATCTCTCTTATATATTAGTAGCCATGGTTTTTTGGCTGCTTCACCATCTCTAGAAGCTTGTTCTATAAATTCATAGAACTTACTCTTAGGTTTCCAAAGGTCTTCAAGTTGAAGATTATAACCTCTCTTGGCTTCTATAACAAATTTAAAATTTTCAGGAGTAATTAAATCTCCGTGTATCTGTAAATGTTCTGGCAATTTATGAGTAGTAGCAAAAGCACCACTTCCGGGAGTTCTGCTGAATTCATCTGTATTGAACCTTTCGTTCAGTCTTTTAGCGACTTGACGTTCGAAAGCATTTCCCTTGCGTCTTCCGTTGATACGTGGTTTGACGTGGAAATCATTTTCTAATTTCAACAAATCATTTGGATTTTTTTTGCGAGCCATATACTATAATAGTATGCTATGACTAGCAATAAAGAAGTTTTCTACACTTTTAATCCTAAAGAGATTAATTGGAAATTTAAAGTAAAAAAAAGTAATAGACGAATGAAACTATACATTAAAATGACAAAGGCTGAAACAGGTCAATATGAAGAACTTGCCAAAGCAGCTAAACCACCTGAGATGAGCAATGATGACTTTGCAAAAATTCTATTCTACAAAGGTATTGACAGCTTTATGTCTCAGCTTACTGAACATATTAATAATATGCCTCAAGAAGAGAAAGATAAGTTAATGTCTCAAGTTGAGGAGAAAGATGATAGACCAGAACCAACTCGTGAAGAGCTTGCTGCAAAAGGTAAAGCAATTATAGAGGAGACCAATAAGTCTGATGGCAAGGAAGCTTAACTTTGTTCAGAAAGAAAGTTTCTTAAATAACATATTCCGAAGAAAAAAAGAGAATGATTTTACCGTTCTCTACTTTTCTAAGTGGGATGATAGAAGCTTAGTCTTGATAGAGCAATTACAGGATAAGTGGGTTAAGGAAGAAGGGGACGAGGTTATACACCTAGTTAATAGTTTTGAATTACCTCATTCTTTTTTAGCGTACAGCGTAACTCAAGTGCCTTGCTTAATACAAGGGATAAAAGGTAAGATTAGAAAAACTGAATACTTACCTTATATTTATAAAGCTTTATTTCCTAATCCAGGTCGTAACGCTTAAGATACTCAGGAGTGTGAATATCTTGGTACTTCTTAATTTTTTCATTATATTTCTTATTCTTAGTGTACATTAATTTTAAGTTATTAACAAACACTGTAGTGAAATAGTTGAAAGCAGACCCGTGATTAGGGTCAAAATTCTTAAGAACTTTAAATGCCAACACAAAGCACTCCTGCTTCGCATCGTCAGGGTCTACCCTAAATTTAAACGTATGCAAAATATTTGTAATTAAAAGCTCTAGTTTATCGACCAAGTCGCTTTCATAAGTAGTAGGGTCATTCAAATAGTCTTTGATTAACTGTTCGAAATCCTTGTTATTAAGATAATGGGATTTTTTCTTTTTACGTTTAGCCATAACATATGATAGATGAACAATTTAGATAATTTATTTAATTCTTTTGAAAAAGAGGAAGAAAGTTCCAACATTTACCATCAACCTGTAGGGGATGAGAAGATTGTATTTATACATGACTCTTACCTGAAAAAGTACGGAAGGGTATATGAGTTCAATGATGATGAGTACGGAGTACTAACTAACCTTATAAGAAAGAGCGACTTACCTGCAAACTCATATCAGTTTGTAGCAGCCGTTAAGGATTTTAATATTAAGGAAGAGGATATGACAAAGGAAATGTTCGCAACTCATAGAGAGTTGTTAGAGAAGGACCTTATGGCTATAAAACCTGACCTAGTAATACCTTTAGGTAATTTAGCACTTAAAACTCTTACCAAGAAATCAGGAATAGGTAATAAGAGAGGTAAGGAATTTACAGTAAAGCTTGCTGATGAAGATGAGACTACGGTACATATCGTACCATCATACCATCCTTTTTCTATTTATGCAGAGCCTAAGCTTAGGGGTTTGTTTTTACAAGATTTAAATAATTCTTACTCTAAGTTTATATTAAAGGTAAATAAATTTGATGAGTCTCCGTATGAATTAATTAATGGGGATATCAAGAAATTTGATTTACTTATGGATGAGTGTTTTAATTCTGAAGCAGTTGCGTTCGACCTTGAGACAGAAGGGTTAGACTTTCAAAAGCATAAATTGCTTACATGCGGGTTCGCATTTAAAGAGAACCATTCTTTTGTTTTCCCTGTACTTCATAAGGAATCGGAATGGACTAATGAAGAGTTAGCACATATTAAAAAGAGATGTGGAGATTTAATGGCTGACCCTAATGTTGTAAAAATAGCTCACAATATGAAATTTGATTACAAGTTTTTAAGACAATGGGGATTGACAGACTTTAATAACATTGAAGACAGTCAGATTATCCATTCACTTATAGATGAGAACAAACCTCACTCCTTGAAAGATTTGACCAAGGAATATTATCCAAACGAACTAGACGTGTATTAAAATGAAAAACAAAAAAACTGTAGAATATGTATGGCTTGACGGTAGTCATGGAATGCCTCAATTAAGAAGCAAAACAAGAGTTTTAAACTCTTACGAGAGCATTATAGATGAGTGGAGTTTCGATGGAGGAAGTACAAACCAAGCTTCCTTAGATAACTCGGATACTATATTAAAACCTGTAAGAGCTTATAGAGACCCTTTCAGACAGGACATTGACAGTTCGTTGGTGTTGTGTGAAGTAATGACCGCTGACGGTCAACCGCATCCGAGCAACAGTAGAAGCTCTTTAGAGAACTTAGTCAATCGTAAAGAGATACAAGATTGTAATCCTTGGTTTGGATTTGAGCAAGAATACACCTTACTTTATCAGATGAGCAATCAACATTTTAGAGGAGGAGTTCCAGGTCAAGCTTACTGTGG